CTGCCTGTCCAACCAACAAGTTCGTTATTATACATAAACGGTACAACTAAACGCTTTTTGTATAGACTGTTATTAATATGCATTAAAGGAAAGTTGCCTAACAATCCTCTTTGTTCTGCATACTCTTTAACTGGGTGTCCGTCTTCTAAATGTTCTACTAATGTAGTTTCTTCTGGCAACTGATGTGTTTTAAAACTAGCCTCTGCGTAAACATACTCTGTGCTATCCTCAATTTCTAATTCCTCAGAATATTTCATTAAGTCTAAAACAACTTTGTGTATGTCTGCAATAGCCACACCTAATGTTTCACATAGCTTTCTATATTTTCCACCTAACTTTGGACCAGGTGCCCAGCCGGTTGTATATCCGCAATTGAAACAGTGGTAACTTATTTTAGCACTACTTTGAATTACACCTGCACGTTTTCTTTTGTCGCTACATAGAGGACAATCAAACGTTATCCAACCACTAGGAGTTTTGCCAGAGTTTAAGGGCAAATTATCCATAAGTAATCGATGTACTTGGTCTACTAGTTCATGATGATGCATATACAGTTATTATAACAGCATTATGCTAAGATGTCAATTAATTTCTTAACTGAAACTTATCTATTGTGCCGGCTGTTGGATGATATTTAACTCTAATCCAATTAGTGTTAATTTTAAAGTTGTAAGGATCTACTATAGTTGTTGCTGTAGTGATGGGAATTGCTGGTTCTCCAATGTCACCTTGTACATTTATGTCATACCAATCAGTATCAGATGAGGGTGTTGTTTCTAATGCACTACCTTGTAAGTGAATATTACCAGTAAAGTCTGTTAGGTAAAATGCACATGTATGAGATCCGTTTTGGTTATTATCCATATTGCCAAACATTGCACTAGTAACAAACGTATTGGCGGCATCGCCTAAATCAGTATTTGCTGTTTGTGTAAATGTTGTTGTTTCTTGAGTTGCAATTGGTTCGTACTCTAACGAGCTCTTTACTTCCAAGTCTGTTACAATTCGGTCATTTTGGTTTGCATACAACGGATATTCTGATTCACCATCATCTGCAGACTCTGTAATAGCAATAGTATAAAGCCCTGCACCAATGTTGTTCAAATCTGATGGGACCAAATCAAGTGTTGCTTCACCCGTTGTACCGCTGTTAACCAAAGTAAGTTGCTTGAGCATTATTCTACGTTTAGTATTTGGATTCATTATAGTTGCATATAGAGTCTTAGTGCTAATATTTTGCAAAGCTCTATCTCTATTTCTTACAAAGAAACTTAACTTATTATTAAACCCTTTGTGGACTGTTAATTTATTTTGATTCATAGGTCTGTTATCCGTTTTTATGCCTTCTGTCGTTAAAACTAGGTCTAACGACTGGTTTCCTAAATTATATATTGTATGACTACCGTTAAAGGACATTTTTTAATTCCATGTTTGTTATGTATTTATCCATTTTGTCTATAAATACTTTGGATGACTAATGAGACTAACCTACAAGAGAAATTCCCTTTTTTAACTGGAATGTCGTACAACGGTAAAGACTACGTCGGCATTGTCCAGAACAAAGATAATCAAATTATAAGTTTTTACGATATTGACAAATGCCGTAACAGTAAAGAGAAGAAAATAATGATGGAATGTGGCGACTTATGGTGGTGGGAATCTAATAGGATGTTACCAATCGATGTATTTCTGTTCCATGAGATGCAACAATTTGGGCATTGTGTTAGTACGTTTATTTTAAAAGAGACTGAAGTACTTTTTGGGCCTGTAACTAGTATGCAAAACATACTTAAAAAGCGGATCAAACGTAGAAGTATTCAGTTAGTTAAAAAAACAGACACACCCGAATAAGGCGTTAGCCTAATTGCTCTATAATTAAATTCAATTGCACTATAATAGCTGTAGCATAACCAATTGCATGACTTCTTTTGAAAAAGTAACTATCAGTTTGTTCCCATACTTCGCTTAATATTACTTCCCAACTATTACCGACTAAGTGTCGTTTGCCTGGTCGTATAAGTGCAAGTATTATTGCCAAGTCTTCTACACTTTTAGGTAAGTGTTGCTTAACAATTTCGTAATGTTTATTAATATGAAACAGTTGGTCAACAATTTCTTTATGCTCAAACAACTCCCACATAGGTTCTGTTGCTAAAAGTTTATCTAAATGCTCTTCACTTTTAACACCATTGTAAATATGATTATTCAATACATCTAATTTAAAGTAACCAACTGCTTCTGCTTCTTTATGGTCTATTGTACTAATACCTTTTAACGGAAACATAGGAATAGGTTGCACATACACACCAGTGTTATGCTTTTCAAATTCTATTCCACGTTTGATACTCGCTGGTGTATGTTCAATAAGTTCTAGTAACTTATCTCTATCAGCCATATCAATGTCTACATCAAAATCTATATTCATAATTCTTTTCCAGCAAAATCTGATGCCATTGGAAATACTTTTGCAATAACTTCTGCAATAGCGTGAGCTAGTTCCATATGCTCTAACTGTGTACCGTTAGCACCACGTAATCCAATATAATGAATCCAACTACGAAGCGTACCGTTCACATAGAGTCTACTTAACGTGTTACCTTCCGGTAGTACTGCTCTTGCTTGTTCTTTTGCAATGCCTTTGCTTATAGCCCAATTGTATGCGTCTAGTGAAGCATCTATAACTCGCTGTTGCTTGTTTTTCCATTCACCTTGAAGTACTGCATGTCCATCCATCTCAGGATCAAGCTCAATACTATTTTGCCTATTAACAGGATCTTGTAGTCTTGCTTTTCTAACTTCGAACTCTAAATCCTTTGTTGGATCTGCATAACGTTGACTAAACTCTTGGAAACTAAAACTTCTATGTCTCAACAATTGTCTAGCAATGTCTCTAGTTGTTTCTACTTCCATACAAACACTTACCATCTCAAGTGGACTCCAGTGTTTATGGTGAATAAGATAATTAACAAGTCTCTCGTTTGAAGCTGTATTGTGTTGATTTTCTGGATTGCTTACCTTAGCACAATACGCCACTAAACCTAAAAGGCTTGAGTCTCTCATATCATCTCCTATAGTTGGTGTAACTACTGCAGGTGATTGACTGTAACTAATTATGGTTGCTTTCATAGATTTGCTTCCTCGCATGTTTGTTTAATTTCTGCTACTTCGTCCTTGTTCTTTTTAAATAGTCTCATCCAAAATGGAGGATCTATGTTATCTTGTATCATTTTTACTTGTTCATCATTAAAACGTTCTAGTAATGTTCCGCCTGTGTCACTTAAATACAATACCCATGGACTTACTTTACCTGAACGTATATCATATACTGCTCTACTAGGAGATACATTAACAAAGTATGTCTGCCATGCTTCGTTATGTTCTTCTCCCCACTTAGACATATAAATTATAGTTCGCTCTAATGCTTTTAGACCAGGCTCTTTTTTTACATATTCTTTTAAAAACTTATCGTACTGTGCATCTGATATCCATAACTTTAGTTTTACGCCTGTTTTAATTAACCATTCTGTAAACAATTCTGGGTGTAGCCATTCGTTAACTTGACATGCTCTGCCAAATTTAACAAACGATCCATAATAAGGACTTACAATAAAGTCTTCTATAGACTTAGGATGTTTAGCACTAGTATTCAAATCATAAAACATTTGGAATGCACGGTGGCTTAATCGTATGTGGCTCATATCTTTGTCTGCAAATCTTCTTTTCTTTACACACATATGAACTGCCAAAGTAGTCTCTGACTTAAATGTCTTTTTGCACCATTTACATTCCATTATTTAAATATCTCTTTTATCTCTTTATCAGGTACGCCGGCATCTTTAACATATTGCTTGAGTTCATCTTTTGTGTTTATACTTAATAATAACCCTACCTCATCATGCTTTAAATGTGGCAATAGTTCTGATATTGCTGTAAACACTTTGTTCTTCTTTTTTCTAATGTTCGGCGGTTTAATATATTCATGATTCTGTGGTTTACCACAACCGGCTACTGTAAACAATAGCCATTGCAGTTCTGGATGTTTACTAACATCGCTGAATCTATTATTAATACACTCGTTGACCATATACAAGTAGTCTGCCGACATATTACCTCTAACACAACTAGCATAACGCATCATCATCCAAACACTAAATGCCTTTTTCTTTTCTGCATCAAGGCTAGTATACCAGCCACGGTCTTTTACGTCAATAGCTCGCATAACTTCTGATAATGGTATAGCCGGTGCCTTCTTCTTAGCCGCCATGATAATCCTTGTATGTTTGTATAAAGTCAGGTTCGCCTTTTGCCACGTTAGCTTTCCATGTGTCTCCTGTGTCGTCATCAGCAGTATCGCTGATATATTTATAACAATGGAAATCTACGCCTTCATTTTTACAAACTTTTGCAATTGCAAAGGCTTCCATTTCAACTATATCTGTGGGTATGTCTAATTTAGGATCTGTAATGAAATCATCACCTGTGCTACAAGAAACTCCTTCACCAATAACTATCTTTCTGCTGTTTGGTTCATAAGGAGTCTCTCCTAGTTTAATGCCAAACTGTGTACAATTCATATCACGTTGTACAACTACACCAACTTGATGTATGCCTTCATGTAATGTGATACCGCCGGCGGTGCCGAAGTTCCATACACGTTCTGGCTTATATCGTTCTACTAACTTCGCCGCAGTAATACCTGCATTAACCTTACCTACTCCAGTAAAGAAAACGTTTTCCCATGTAGCCATTTCAGGAGCCTCTTGGGCCAATGCTATTAAAATTATGTCTTTTATATTACTCACCTTCAAATTCAATTAGTGTGTTTACGTTGTATCCATGTTGTTCTATTATAGCACTTCCTTGTAGTGTGGGCAAGTTTATTAGTGCTAAAATTAAAATATTTTCTTTTGGTACAGCAAAATGTTCATGTACAATATCAGCACATGCTATTGCTGTGCCGCCTGTTGCAATTAAATCATCAATAATAACAACATTGTCATGCTCAGTTATTTCTGTAATCTTTTGTATTTCTAAACTTGTACTTCCATACTCTAGGTCAAAATCACGGTTGTGCGTTTCGTTTGGTAACTTGCCTGGTTTCCTTGCCATTATAAACGGCAGTTCTAAATCTCTGGCAATAGGGGCTCCAAATATAAACCCTCTACTTTCAATGCCAATAAGTTTAGTAGCACCAAAGCTCATTGTTAGCGAACTCAAATCTAATAGCGACTTATTAAACGCTAACGGATTTTCTATTAGGCTTGTGATGTCTCTAAATGCAATACCTGCTTTTGGAAATCCTGATACTGTTCTAATATATTCTTTTAAATCAATATTATAACTATTCGATATCGGCGAGCTCATCTTTTTCCCCATATCTTTTCCCAAGCATCTGCATACTTCTTTTGGTCTCCTTTTCGTGACCTTTGCCTAGAGCCTTTACCGCCATGCCATTCACCTTTGCTTGGTTTCTTTTCTTCTGCTTTACTTGGTTCTGCTTTACTT